CGGAAGATGTCGCTGTCGCCACCCTGAGCCACAGGACGCTGGCGTGGCCCAAACTTCAGCGGACCAGCCCTGCGGTCTCCCTCTTCAACCTTGCGGACCACCTTCGCAATGCGTTCCGCAGCTGGCCGCGTGAACTGCACACGCTGAAGCCGCGCCGGTCTGCCGTCTGGCTTCTGGGCCACGTTCAGTCCTCATAGATAGTGACGACTAGGCGTGAGCCTTCCACGGCCGACTTTGCCGCATAGTCACCTGGTGCGAGACGCAGTACCGCTGCCTCGCCTGCCCTCAGTCTGACGGCATCGTACAGCGTATTGCTGTCCAGACGGCCAAAGCTAACGGTATGCGTGGTCTCAGTGGCAAGGCTGCGGCAGAACGCAAGGCCAAGCGTTCCGATGTCCGTCGTGGTGATCTGCGTGGTTGTCGTGCCAAGCTCGAGCGTGACCGCGACGACGCCAGCACTGGCCATGTTTGCGGTGACGCCGCTGGCCGAAAAGGATTGCGAGAGCGAACCTTTCGCAATCTGTCCGTTTACAGTGTAGTTGATGTCTGGCATTCTTAAACCTAGAACGATGGTGTGCCGAAGTAAGACGCAAAATCCTGAACCGGATACGGGCGACGCTCCAGAATGTCTGGCTCCCCAGTTTTGATGTCGCCATTTTCAGTTAACGCTAATGGCGATTGCGATGGCACATCCTGGCCATTTGTCTGAGAAGCAGGAGCTGCGTCAGTTACATAAACTGGTGCCTTGTCTCCGGTGCCGCCTGGGTAGTAGTTGTATCCCACGTTTGGCAGCTTTAGCAGCCATGTCTCAGGACGGTACAGCAGTTCTACAGTCACTTCCCAGTAGCGAATCTCAATGTCGTTTACGATCTCGGTTTTCTGCTGTGCACCAACGCCTTGGCATTTCCAAGTGTGTTTAGGCGCACCAAGATAGGCATCTGAGTTGATTGCGTTTGTGACCGCATTCGCTAGGGCAATCGGGTAGGCAATCCGATTGCCAGCAATCACGGCACGGATCTCTGCAGATTCGACTGTAAGTCCTTCAAAATAGTCGTCTGCCGTGTTTGTCAGCGGCCGAATGTCGTCGTTGCCATCGCCTTCGTAGTAGTTGAGTGCAGGCTTTGTGGTCGTAGTTGGTGAGAATGACCACACGTCTGGCCTGGCCAACGGGTTCGGCTCAAAGTCAGCATTGCCTACCTGAGGTACTTCGTAGCGATACGCAACTTCCGCATGGTATGGCGTCGGCGTGGCTTCCTTGACGCTGCCTTCCGTGCAACGCAGAAACGGATATTCCGGGTGGAACGCACCGTGGAAAATGCCGATGGCGTTCAGGATTGCTTGGTTGCTGGTAGCAGGGCTGTCAAGCGTTACGCCGAAGCGACGCAACGCCGTAGGCGACTCACCAAAGCGATGGTCGAAGGTGCGGCCCGTTAACTCACGGAAACTGGTGACGCTCATGCTGCTGCCCCAAGGATGTCTGCTGCCGCAGGCGGTCGCAATGTTTCCCCAAGGCGGTCGACCGCCTCAACTACCTCGTTGTTTCCATTTTCTACAGCCTGCTTTACGCCATTGGTTGCGTCGACTGTTTCCTGTGGTGCCTGTGGCGGTCTTGCAAACTCATCGCGTGTTTCGGAAAGTGTTTGACGCAATCCGGCGATGCTTTCCGCAAGAAAATCAGTCAGCCCACCCTCCTGACGCCTTGCGATCTTGGCTTCCAGTTCTGCGATCCGTGCCTTCTGCTCTTCAGTTGGATCAAAAACGCGCTGCTGTCTTGCGCCACCAAACTGACCGCCAGGCAGCATCCTTGTACGTGTAGCCTGCTGCCTTACGCGTTCAAGCTCTTTCTCATCGGCAGTCTTCTCAACCACGCCTAGGTTGCTCAGGATGGCAAGAATGCCATCAGCAATCTGCCCGAGCACTTCAGCCAGCGTGCCTAGTCCAGCAAGAAATGTGTCGGCAAACGCAAACAGGGCGTCGGTAATCGTCTTGGTTATATTCTCGACGCCAATCTCTTTAACCATCTCCAGAATCTGCGTAGCAATCTTTTCGATTGTGGGAGCAAGATAACTGGTGACCTGGCCAACGATGCCATTTATCGTTGCGCCGATCTTCGTGAATGAATCGTTCATTGCCTCGACTGAAGCAACCTGATCGCCAGTGAGCACAAGCCCAAGTGCTTCGGCCTCTTCACGCTGCAGCTTCAGGGCTTCTGCACCTTGATTCAGCAGCGGGAGTAACTTGACGCCATTTCTGCCAAAGATCTGATTGGCAGCAGCTGCACGCTCAGCGTCCGTAGCCAAACCACTGATCGCGTCCGCGATCTGCTCGAATGTCTCCTCTGCGCCTTGCTCTCGCAGTTTGGTAATCGACAAACCTAGTTCGCCAAAAATGTCAGAGTCTGTGCCTTCTTCGAGCTCGCCCAGGCGAATGGTCATCTTTTGAAGCGACCTAGCAAACTCATCCGTGCTGACGCCAGAAAGCTCTGCTGCGAGCCCATATGCCTGGATGGCTTCAGCACTTACGCCAGTCTGTGCAGCAAGTTTGCCAACAGCGTCGATGGCGTTTCTGGCATCGTCAAACAGCCCTTTTGCAGATGCTGCGGCACTACTCAGAGCACCGGCAAGAGCGGTCACGCCGTCGATCAGTGCACGGCCAATCTCAATGGTCTTCAGAATGGCCAGGTCTTTGGCAGACTTCTTGCCAGCCTCTGCCATCGAGTCGAGCTTCTGATTGACTTCGTTGACGCTCTTGGCGAGCCCGGCTGTGCTCGCTGAGATCTGCAGGGCGAGCCCAAGTGCTGTGGTGGCCATTATTCAGCACCTCCCAGCCGCTGGATGAGCTGATCCATCGTCGCTTGCAGCTGGAGCTCGTGCTGCGGTGCACGTGTGATGGGAACGAAGTCTGATGGCTTTGGGCGTTTTCCTACGCGAGTGTGCGGAGCCAGCACTGCCGACGCTATCGTGCCAGCCTGGTGCCACGGATCGTCTAGCGGGCCGCGGAAGTGAGCCACGTAGGCATACCATTCGCTGAGCTCGCGGCTGTCCATTCGCTCGCATAGTTCTGCCACCGTCATTCCGAGGTGCCCGGCCAAAGCAAACAGAAAACGTCTACTCGGCCGGGCATTTAGTTTTTTGCCAGCTCGTCTACCTGGTCCGAGGTAAGAGCGTTTCGTTCACGTGCCAACTCAAACAGCCGATTGATTACGTTGGCGTCCTGCTCGGCCAGCTGCGGCACCTCGGCATCAGAAAACAGCCGATTGCCATTCTCGTCACACAGGCACTTGGCCAGGAACACGCTGCGGAAGTTTGCGACGCCGCCTTTGCCTTGCTTCTCAATCCACGCCAACTCCCACGCGTCACGTTCTCCTGCAGTCATTGTCCGAAGAAAGACATCTACGCCCCATTCGGGCACGGAAACTTTTTGCATGTTCCGTTTGCTGCTGGACAGGATCGCTGCCTTTATGTCCATCGTTCCCTCAAGTGATGATCGCAAACTCAGCGGCGTACACGGTTACGCCGTTTAGGTTCGCACTGGCATTTACCTGCGTACATACTGCATCGACTGTCAATGCCATGCCGCCGCCAGTGATAACCAGCGATCCAGCTGTGCCCCACAGGCTCGTGCTAATGCCACCGAGCGTTTCCAGCGTCACGCTGCCAGCCTCTGCCATGTATGCAGAATCCCTGGCCATCGTGTAGCCACCGCCAACAGACCAGGAAAGACTTCTGATCTCGCTGGCTGGCGAGCCGTCAAATGAAAACGAAATGCCTTGCGATACTGTCGCCACGGTTTCTCCCGCAGCTAGCTCGCTGCGACTCGCATGGTGGCACTGCCGCGGATCACATCGTTGACAGCCAACGTCACGCTTGAGCTGGCAACAGTTGCAGCACGAGACAGGCTCAGGCCGCCAGCAATAGTCAGCGTGCCGCTAGTGCTGCCCTCAAGCTCGGTCGTCCCGATGTAGTCAAAGCTGATTTCGACGCCAGTGTCGTCAACAGTGCCGACAAGTGGAGCATCCTGGCTGGCCAACTGCTCGCCAGTTGTCTGACCCAAATGGCTGATGTCGATCCGCTCGCGAACGTCGTTGTAGTTGAGCGTTAGGTTTGTGACCGTGAACGTGGTGCCGTCAAAGACAAGCGTCGTTCCGGATGAATCGTGCGGCGTAGTCGCCATCTGCTATGTCTCCTGCCACCAGATGTCTAGATCCATTTCGACGGCAAACGCTGGCGGTTTTTCGCT